CTTCTGGCTTCCAGGCGATGGACTAGCCGAGCGAGAGAAGAGAGACCGGTTGCCGTATGGTCAATGGGCCAACGCCGGTCATCTGACTCTCACACCGGGCAACGTCATCGACTATCGCTACATCAAGACCTTCATCGAGCAACTTGCCACAGACCACCACATTCTTGAGTTGGCGTATGACCCATGGAACTCGACTCAACTTGTGGTCGAGCTGGCCGAGCAAGGTCTTCGAGTCGCGCCAACTCGTCAGGGCTTCGCGACGATGTCGGCGCCGACAAAGGAACTCGAGCGACTCAACGTGTCCAAGGGTATCGCCCACGGCTCGCACCCCGTCTTGAGCGCACACGCGGACGGAGCACTGGTATCAACAGACCCGGCAGGCAACTTGAAGCCCGACAAGGCCAAGAGCACGGCTCGCATCGACGGTCTGGTGGCGCTCATCATGGCGATCAACAGCGTGATGTTGGCAGGCACTGCCTTGACCGGTCGGTCAGTCTACGAGGAACGAGGAGTCGAGCTTCTATGAGCATCAATGCAACAGCAACAACGGTCGGAACGACCGCAACACAGATCATCTCAGTGGAGAACTTCTCAGCAGGTTCCAAGGACGGTCGTGTCACCTATGAAATCCTGAACAACGGACTCCAGACCATCTGGATTGGCGGAACTTCAGGCGTCACATCAGCGAACGGCTCACCGCTACCAGCGGGAGGAGCACGCACGCTCGACCTGCGTCTTGGCGCGGTCGTCTATGCCATCTCAGCAGCGGCAGGCCAAGATGTCCGCATCTTGGAGGTTCGATAGTCATGGCACCAGATTCATCATTCTATGCACCCGGCGGCGGCGGAGCAGATGCCCTCGGTGGTCTCAACGATGTCACACTCACAGACCCAATCAAGGGTGAGGTCGTCTACTATGACGGCACAGAGTGGGTCAACCACGATCCGCTCAATGTCGAGCACTCAACCATTCGCACACCGGTTGCGGATCGCTACTACTTCTCAAGAAATCAGTGCACCTTCGGCAACATCGGTGGGCACAACGCATTCCTCGTGCCGATCAGATTCAATGCCTCAGTTGTCATCGACAAGTTCATCGTCGGTCTGAACTACAACCCACCAACCACACAAGGCAATGGCGGCATCAAGATCAGAGCCTACATCTACAACAGCAACGGCTCAGAGAATGCACGCCCAACCAACCTGCACAAGGACATGGGCTACTTCACTATCGCCCCAAGCAACAGCGGTGGACCGCAGGGCGGACCCCAACAGTTCACTCTAGCTTCTACCACAACTCTCGATGCCAACACAACCTACTGGATCGGAATGGCAACCGGGCCAGTTGATCCCAATGCTGGAAACATGGGCAACTGGGTCCTCGAGATGCCGGGACTCACTGACCCTCACTACAACCACGGAGTCCCGACGAGTCTTGCTCAATACATGACAGGCATCGTCGGTCTCTACAACGGCTCAGAAGACTGGTCGACATTCGACTTCCAGAACGGCAGCCTCGACAACAACATCAACAACAGCACGGGCTACACATTCTCAGTTCCGCGCATCGGAATCAGGGTGAATGCTCTTGCCTAATCCATACAAGCGCCTGACCTATGCGAAGCGGTGCTTGGTCAATCTCAAGACCGGCTCAGCGTTCCGAGGATTCATCGTCTCTGCACCGGGCAGTGTAGTTGTGCTGAAAGCAGCGCAGCTCATTGAACCGGGTGCAGAGCCGGTAGATGTCCAAGGCGAGGTTCTCATCGAGAAGGCGAACATCGACTTCATCCAAATCACGGAGGTGTAGAATGGCAATCGTCCAGAACGGCGACGAGATACTCAATGTCCGCCCTCAGACGCCGCTCGCCCCGACACTCGGTGGCGCGATTCGACTCTTCGACGACCGGCAGATTGACCACGCCGATCTCTACAAGACCCAGCACGAAGTTCGCACAGTTGTGGACTTCCTTGCTCGCAACATCGCGCAGATTCCACTGCACGCCTATCGCAGGATCGACGACAATGACCGCGAAAGGCTGACTAACACACCACTGACCAACACTATCGAGAATCCTGACATCTACGTCACACGAACTCGCTGGATGGAAGGTCTAGTCAAGGACTTGTGCATCTTCGATGAGGCAATCCGCATCAAGGTGCGCCACGACGATGGCCGAATCGCTCTCGTCCGCGTGCCACCAACACTGGTCAAGCCAATCGGAACCAACTGGCTTCGTCCGGATGGCTATCAGGTCATCGGTCAGGGCCGCACGGTCGAGTTCTCGCGTGACGAGGTCATTCACATGCACGGCTATGATCCGAAAGACCCAAGAAAGGGTCTCAGCCCGCTTGAGACACTTCGCCAACTTCTCGCAGAGCAGTTCGCAGCAGCAGAACACCGTGAAGG